GGCGTTAGCTCCACGCCCGCAGGGCGAATCCGGGCAGAATCACGCCCGTGCCGCTGAGCGAATCGATCCGCCGCGGCAGTTGGTCGGTCGACGCCTGATACTGTTCCACGTGCCGGAACGAGATCCGCGCCTCGGGGTCGGTGATCGTCTTGGCACGCGCACCCGGCAGATCGTCCGGCAGCGATACCATCGCGAGCGCGAACGCTTCCGGCTGGAACACCATCGACTGACGCGACGTCGTCGCGGCCATCGTGGCGCCCACGGCTCCCGTCGCGCCCAGGAAGTTCACCGCGGCGTCATTCGCCGGCAGGCTCGCGACCGTCTGGAGCTGCCCGGAGGCAATCAGCGGCGGCGAGAAGGACAGCGTAGCCGTGCTCGATCCCGCGACGTCCGCGGTCAGCACGAACTGCTGCAACAGGCCCTGGTTGACGTAGCTGACCGGGTTGACCGCATAGACCCCGTCGATGGTGAACACGTCCCCTTCGACCAGCGCATAGGTGCCCATCCCGTCGATCGCGAGCGTCGACCCGGACTGCGACCCGCCTGCAATGGCCGGCGTGGACGCGGTAAACGTCCCCGTGGTGAACGTCGCCATGTTCGGGTCGTAATACCAGTCGTCGATCCCGAGCGCGTTGTCGCCGAACTTCGCATCCCGGAACGCGCGGTCGATGACCGGCCGCGGGCCGAAGAGCGCGAGGTTCGCGTTGGTGATCTCGCTCTGCGTCATCGTATCGGTGACGGCGCACAGCTCCTCGGGCACGCCCATTGCGCGCAGCAGCGCGACACCGCGGGTCCACGTCAGATTGCTGCTGAGCGGCTGGCCCGGCGCGCCGATCGACCAGTAGATCTGCTTGAACGTCTCGGCCGCGGCGGTCGCGTCCGTCTTGTTCGTCATCGAATAGGCCATCGGCTTCGTGTAGCGCTTCTGGACCTCTTCGACGCGCAGCGCGGAGTCGGCCGATGACCATTCGCAGGCCACCTGCCACTGATGGTTGATGGAGAGCGGGACGGTCTGATTGAGGATCGACTGGATGATGATCCCCTGACCCTCGTAGGTCACGAACCGCTGCGGAATGCGGACCTGGATCGTGTCGCCCAACTTCGTGGCGTGCGCGCTCCACTCCTTCTGCCACTGCCGGTCGAATTTCCCGACGAACTTGATGCTGTTCTTCCAGAACATGGCCACATCTTTCGTGACCCATGACGGTGTGATGAATGTATCCAAGGCCGACCTCCGGCCAGTGCGTTACTCGACGCGACTATCGGCGACGGCGCGGCGCGTAGTGCTTCTCGTGAGCACTGAGCGACATATCGTCATCGCCGGGAGGCGTATCGGGCGCGGCAATCGTGCCTGTTCGCACCGGAGTGGGCGGACGGGGCGCGGGAGGTTGAACCAGCGCAAGGGCCGCTCCGGTCGGGCCGGCCGCAGTGCGCGAGGGTGGCGTCGAGCGTTGCCCAGCAACGAGGGAGTCGAGATAGCGGCGCATCGGCGCGACGGCGGATGCGTGATAGTCCAGCGATTCGGCGTTCAGTTCCGCCGCGATGGTGGGATTCTTGCCGAGAAAGTATTGAATGTCGTCGGACTTGTCCGACTTGAGCATCGCGTGCTGCATGACGCCAGAAATCTTCACCGGGCTATTCGTGACCACGGCATCCCAGTCGGGATACTTCGTCTTCGCGGCGGCCAGGCGCTGCACGTGCGCGGCTGTGCGCTCGGCGATGTCGCGGGCCTGGCTCTCTTGCGCGTCCTGTGCTCGCCGTGCCTCGTCGGCATCGCGCTCGTCCTGCCGCAGTAACGCATACAGCCAGCGCGTCCGCTGTTCGCCCCACTGCTCGTAGGTCAGCGCCTCGTAGCCGGGGATCTCGATCGCCTGCGCGTAATCTGGGAACGTCGGCGCGACACGCTGCGCGGGCTGTGAAACGGGGCGCTGAGCCGGCTGTGGGGTTGCGGTGGGCGTCGGCGCGGCGGCCGTAGCCTGTGGCGCTGTGGACTGCCGCTCCAGCAACTCGGCCCGGCGCCGAAGGGTGTAGACGCGCTCCGACTCGCCCTCTTTGCGCGCGATGTCGGCGCCGAGACGCGCCTCAGCGTCCCGAATGCGCTTGGTCTGCTCGGCGATGAGCGGCACGTCGTTCGCGTCGGCGCGCTGGCTCGCGGCGCGGTGGCGCGTCTTGAACTGCCCGCGTTCGTCGCGCTCGTTCGTCGCGTCGTCGTCCGGATCGGCGGTCGTCGCACGCTGCGCCTCGGGGCCGTAATCGGTTTGATGGTCGCTGAGGCTGACCATGCTGTCGTCGGCGGCCGGCGCAGCGGGCGCGGGAGTCGGAGCACCCGCGCCAAGGCCATCGGCGGTTTCGTCGGCAGGGTGCGCGATGGGCCAGCGTCCGGTTACGTGCATGGAATACTCAGCAGTCTACACGATGTGTCAAGAGGCCGGACGCCGCGCGAATCCCGCACGCGCATCCGATGAACGTCGGGGACATCGGTTCCCAGCCTGCGCGAGTCCCACACTCCGGCGTCCGGCCTCACTCCACGCCCCCCTGCTGCTGCGCCGCCATCGCGGCCTGTTCCTGCGCGGCGCGCTGCTGTTCGGCCTGCATCGCCGCCTCGTGCTCCTGCTGCCCCGCCTGCGCCCCTGAGGCGGCCTGCTGGTTCATCGCGGCCATGCCCGCCTCGTGTGCCTGATCGCGCTGCTGCGTCTGTCCCGCGGCCTGCTCGGCGCGCTGCGCTTCCGCCGCGTCAATCTCGGCCTGCATCATCGTGCCGCGGAGCTTCATCTCCTCGAGCCGAAGCGCCGTCTCTTGCTCCATCGCGGCAATGCGGATGCGCACGTCCGCCTCAACCTGCGCCTTCTGGAGATCGGCAGCCAACTCGCGCTCCTTGCGCTGCGTCTCGGCCTGCTCCTCGACCTGTTTCTGCTGGATGATCTGCCCGGCCTGCTGGAGCTGCTGCTGCATCTGCTGCATCTGCTCCTGCGCCTGCGTCAGCTTCGCCATCAGCTCAGGCGGCACGTCCTGGCCGGACTTCTTCGCTTCGAGCATTTGGAGAATCTTCGGATCGAGCATCACTTTCATGCGATCCGCCATCTCGTCGTGGCCGGGAATATCCGCGTTCTTCAGATACAGGTCGCCGAACACGGTCATGAGCTGCGGGGCGCCCGAAATCAGCTCGCCGAGCATTTGATTCGCCTGTTCGCGGCGGAACTCCTTCGCCTGCGTGATTTTGATGCCGACGTTGAACTTGGCGTCCTTCGTGAGTTGGTATTTCTTCGCGGACGGGTCGTTCTCCTGCGCCGCAACGGGCCGGCCGCCCTGCTGCACCATCGGCTGACCCACGATGAGCGTTTCCGCCTCGCCCTGACCGTTGACGATGCGCGCGATGCGACCCGGACGCCGACCGTAGATGGGATAGAGCAGGTTGTTAATGATCTGCCCTTCGTAGCGCATCGACCGCATCAGGTTGTCGAGATAGTTCGACGTCCCTTGCAGCGCCTGCTCGCGCAGCAGGTTCGCGTGCTTCGCGCTCTTGACCGTCGAATCGGTATCGCCCATCGCCGGACGCGAGACTTGCGAGGTCGACTGGATTGCGTCGTCGAACATCGCAATGGCTTGCGCGACAGGCGCGATTTCCGGGTTGCGCGGCACCTGGAACGGCGGCGGCGCGGGGTCGCCGGCCAGATCCTTCTGGCGATAGGGCAGCTTCGGCAGCGTCCGCGTGTTCGCCGCGATATACCACGCCTCGTAACCCTCGTCCTGCCCCTCGGCCATCATCAGCGACGGGATCGGCGTCAGGCCAATCAGCTCGACCAGCTTCGACACCATGACGTTGTTGCCCTGGCCGGGTTCGCGCATCGGGCGCACCATGCCCTCGGCGCGCTTCTCCTCGTCGTAGGGCTGCAACTCTTCACCGAGCGTCTTGACGATCGGCATGTCGGGACCGGGCCAATCCGTCTCCTCGAGCACGTCATCGTCGGAGCCGTCGATCTTGGCCCACTTGATGGAGCGCTCCACGACGGTGCGCGTGCGGTCCTCGACGATCGGCGCGCCCTCGGGCATTTCGTCCTCCCAGGCAAGCGTCCCATCCATCAGCGTGCAGAGTTCCCGCGGCGTCCAGACGACGTAGAAATATTCAACGACGCGAATCTTCCGCGTGTCGCCTTCGCCCTTGAACCACTCCGGCTGCTCATCGCCGAGCTGTCGCCACTGCTCGTCTGACATGTCGCCGTCGACCAGCGCGTTCTTTTTTCCGTTCCTACGCCCATGTTCGGCCTTGTAGGACTCCCAGGACATGTCCGTCCCGATGAACTCCCATTCCGCATCGCTGCCGTCCGGCTGCTCATGCGCGGGGTCCAGCGTGGCGCACGCCTGGTTGTAGAGGCGCGAGACGTAGACCTCTTGGTCATTCGTCTTGCCCTCGGCGTAGCGTGTCCGAACGACGTAGTAGCCACGCCCCGCAATCGTCGCCCTCGCAAAGGCCCACGTCCGCGCATCGGCCGCGTTCGATTCCCGCTGAATGCGGCGGATGAGCCCTTCGCGCAGCTTGATTTCCGTCTCGTCGACTGGTCCGGTCAGATCGCCAAAGTCATCCGCCGGCACGATCTCGATGGCGATGTCGCTCCCGCGCTCCTGGTTGAGCACTTCGCGCACGGGCTGACGTGTCTTGTTGATCGTGATGCAGGGTCGGGCCGGGACCGGCGGGAGCCCATTCGCCGCTTCCATGCCGGCGCGGGACGCCTTGACATCGGACGGCCACTGGTCGCCCGCGTAGAAGCGCAGATCGTCGAGTTCGCGCTCCCGCTGCGCGTTCTCAGCGGTCTGCGCCTGTTTGAAGCGGTCGCGGGCGAGTTGGAGGAACTTGCGCCGCGCCTCTGGCGACATACGCCGGAGCGGGTCTTTCGGCACGCGCATGGCCGCCCGTGACTCGTCGCGCGGCTCGGGGTCTGGCGGGTAGGCCATCAGCGCCTGCGTCCGATACCGCCCATGCCGAGAGCGTCGCGTAGATTCATCTCGGCCTGCGACTGCGCCGCCTGCCCTTGCGCCTGCCGCATTTGCTGCTCGATCCAGCCGTTCGAGATCGCGTCACGCGGCGAGCACAGACGGGCCTGCATCTCGCGATAGTCGGCCATCTCCGCATCGAACTCGTGCATCTTGCGCACAGCGTCGAGCGCGGCCGTGTAATCGTCCAGCGTCGGCATGGGCTGGCCGTGGTCGGCCGTGATGTCGATCATCGCGAGCAGTTCGGACGTCGTCACTCGCGCCACCCCGCGTGATACAGCCGATTCGTGCCCTTGACCGTCAGCCAGCACTGCGGCACATCGCCCGGCTGCGCGCCCTTGACGATCTGAATATCAGCCTCCGGATTGCTGCCGTTCGTGCTCACCACCGGCTGCAGCCCCAGCGCTGCGAACCGCGCGAGCAGCGCGTCACGCTCGCGATGGGCGTCGGTGCGCGGTGGACGCTGGGCGGGCTGTTTCATAGGCGTTCGACGCGCATTCGGTCCGTTCCTGCATCGGCAATTCGATACGCGCCGTAGCCTTCATCGAACTTGCCCAATTCGAGCTTGTTTTTGAGCACCATTAGCGCCGCGCGCGTGAACCGGCGCGCGAAACGCCGAAATTTCTTTCGGTCGCGCGCGGCCTTACTCACAGCCCCACCAGCGCGCGCAGCCGCTGCCAGGCCGTGCGCGTGTTCGCGACGGCGGCGGCGCGTTCAAGAGAGGCAATGGCGTCCGAGTGCTCCACGAAGTAGCGCGCCGCTTCCTCGCGCCACGCTAGGAGCCCATCCACCTGTTTCGTCGTCTCGTTGAGCACCTTGACCGTCACGGCCAGCGTCCGCGCCATCTCATCGACGGCCGCGATGTAGGCCACCCGCTGCTGCTCGCGTTCGGCGGCGCTCAACTGGCGCGTATCGTTCGGCATCAGGATCATGGCTTCACCGCCGCCTGCTGGCCGGGCACGTGGACCGCGACGTAATGCGCCGCGAACGCTTCCGCCACCGCACGCTCGGACTGAGCCGAGGCGCGATAGCCGCAGGGACAGGGCAGCGTATAGAGGGGCATCGCGCGAGAGTCTAACACAGCTCAGCCCGCATAGCTCATGTCCCCGCGCAGGGGCGGCGCCGAGTAGCCTGTCTGCGCCGGCTTCTTTCGCGCCGGCTGCGCCCCGAAGTTCGCTTCGAGATACTCCACGACGTTCATCGGATGCTCGTGCCAGCCGTCTTTCTTCGGCTTCCGCATCTGCTTCGACCCGACGCTGACCATGTTCTTGTCCCACACATAGCCGAACTGGAATGCCTCGGCCAGCATCCGACGAATCGTGACAGACCGATGCGAAATCTGGAGCCAGCGGTCCTCTTCGCGTGCCACGAGAAACGCCTCATTGCCGGCGAGATCGCGCTTTCGCATCCGCGCGCTCATCGCTTCGATGCAGCCGAGACGCACGTTCGGCATGTTCGACTCCTCGACGTGCCGCGCCTGGATGCCGTGCGCCTTCAGCATCGCGCCCATATCGATACCGATCGGGTTGTTGACGCCGGCTGGGTCGCAGCACCAGCGCGTTTCAAGCGGCGACGGGAACCAGACGTTCACGTAACGCAGCACCTGCTCCAGAAACGGGTCCAAGTTCAGGTCATGGCCGAGAATGCCGCCCAAATAGCGCGTCTGGCCGCTCGGTGACACCTGACGCATAACAACACAGGGATGATGCTTGCCGAAGTCGAGCCCAATCTCCAGCGCGAGCCGCGGATCGTAGGCACAGGGCGCTTCGTGCATCTCGCGACGGAACGCGCCGCCGTAGACCGGA